GCCGTCCGCTCTCCCCCCGGCCGATCGTTTCCCATCGGGCAACCGGGCAGGACAACACGGACCGTAACCAACAGGGGGTGAGACCCCATGTCGACACCGAAGGGCCCGACCTGCGCCTGCGGGTGCGGCACGGTGCTGCCCCCGCGCATCGGCCCGGGCCGCCCGCCCAAGTACCTCGCCGAGCACGCGCCGGACAAGCGGCAGGGCCGGCGCAACCGGCGCGCCGAGCTGCCGGGCGTGCCGAGCGACGGCCTCGCGTCCGTGACGCCGCTCGGCGGCACCCGGCCCGAGCCGACCGAGCCCCCGCTCGTGGCAGCCACCCGGACCGAGCTCGCGGCGGCCGGGCGCGACGTCACCCCCGAGGGCCTCATCACGCTGCAGCTCGCGTGGCAGATCAGCGTCGGCGGCGGCACGCAGGCCGGGCTCGCCGCGCTCGTGCGCGAGTTCCACGCGACCAAGGCCCGGGCGCTCGACGGCGCCGACGAGCAGGGCGACCCCGTCGTCGAGATTTTCGGATCATGACCGTGCTCGCCGCTGCTCGCCGGGTGCTCGCCTGGCGCTCGTCGCCGCTCGGCACCTGCTCGCCGTTGCTCGGTCCTGCTCGGCTCGTGCTCGCTCACGCTCGGGCTGAGCTCGCCTGCAGCTCGTCGACGCTCGGCGGGTGCTCGTGATGGGCCGGTTCCTGCTCGAAGTGCTGTGCGGGCCGCCGACGGCGGGCAAGAGCACATGGGCCGAGCTCGCGGCGGCCGGCGACCTCGTGAGCGGCGATGACGTGCGGCTGTGGGGCGCGCAGGGGCACGTCGCGCTCGAACAGGCGCACCACGCGGCGAGCGAGCTGCTCGCGGGCGGCCGCTCGGTCACGGTCGACGCGTGCGCGATGAACGCTCGGCGCCGGGCCCGGTGGCGTGAGCTCGCGGCCGAGCACGGGGCGAGCACCCGGCTCGTCGTGTTTGACGTCGCCCCGAGCGAGGCGTACCGGCGGAACCACCGGAGGCCGATACGCGAGCGGGTGCCGAACCTGTCGGCCTACCTCCGGGAGTGGCCGAGCGAGCGAGCGGCGGCCGTCGCCGAGCCGTGGGGCGAGATCGTGCTCGCGGCCGAGGTCCGGGCGTCAGCGGACGAGTGGTGACCCTCGCACTGCCCGAGCGTGACGAGCTGCTCGTGCCGCCCGCGCACGTGTGGCGGCCGCCGCGACAACGGAGCATGGCGCCGCAGCTCGCCCGCCTGGCGGACGCGCTCGGGCGGCCGCTCGACCCCGAGCAGGTGTTCGCGGCCGACGTGCTCACCGGGCAGCGCGCCGACGGCCGGTCGGCGAGCCTCGGCGCGGCGATCATCGCGCCGCGCCAGAACGTCAAGTCGTGGCTGTTCGAGCTGATCGCGCTCGGGCGCCTGCTGTCGCCCGGTGGCGACCGGCTCGTCGTCTGGTCGGCGCACGAGGTCAAGACAGCTCAGGAGTCGTTCACCGACCTGCAGCTGCTCGTCGATCAGCACCGGTGGCTGCGACGCAGGGTGACCAAGGTCATCCGGGCGAACGGCAAGGAAGGGATCGAGTTCGCCGGGGGTCGGCGACTGCAGATCAGGGCGAGGATCAAGACCGGCGGCCGTGGCCTGTCGGGCGACTGCGTGTTCCTCGACGAGGCGTTCGCGCTGACCCCGGCCCACATGGGGTCGCTGCTGCCGATCCTGTCGACCCGCAGCCGCGCGGCCGTGTTCTACGGCTCGTCGGCCGGGCTCGTGACGTCCGACGTCCTGCGCGGCATCCGTGACCGTGGTCGCCGCGGCGGCCGTGGCGCACCGGCCTACGTCGAGTGGTGCGTGCCCGGTTCGCTGCTGCAGCCCGGGTGCGCGCAGCTGAAGTGTCTGCACGCCGTCGGCACGCCCGGCTGCACCCTCGATCGCGAGGAACTGTGGATCGCCGCGAACCTCGCCGCGTACCCGGGCCGGCGCATCTCGATCGAGTACCTGCGCGAGGAACGGGGCGAGCTGCCCCCGGCCGAGTTCGCGCGCGAGCGGCTCGGCTGGTGGGACGAGGACGGCGGGTCGCTCGTCACGATCCCGCTCGCCTCGTGGGACCTGCGTACCGACCCGCGCAGCCGGATCACCGGGCGCCGGTCGATCGCGTTCGACATCACCCCTGATCGCAAGGTCGCGGCCATCGCGGGCGCCGGGTGGCGCGGCGACGACGAGAAGCACCTCGCGTTGATCGAGCACCGGGCCGGTACCTCGTGGCTCGTGCCCCGCCTGCTGCAGCTCGTCGAGAAGCACGACCCGGCCGCCGTGGTCGTCGACGGCGCCTCGCCGGCCGCGACCGAGATCGAGGCGCTCAAGCAGGCCGGGCTGCGGCTGCGGACGGCCGACAACCCGCACGGGCAGCTCGTCGTGCTCGGCGCTTCGGACATGGCCCGGGCCTGCGGCCTGCTGTACGACGCCGTCGCGGGCGACGAGCCCGACGCATGGCACCGGGGCGACCCGGTGCTGCAGACCTCGCTCAAGGGCGCCGCCCGGCGGCCGATGGGTGACGGCGGGTGGGCGTTCGGGCGGCGGCAGTCCGATGCCGACATCAGCCCGATCGTCGCCGTGACCGAAGCGCACTACGGCCTGATGACTGCACCCCCCGACCGGGGGCCGATGGTGGCGTGGAGGTGACGCGTTGCACGAGCTCGTGCTGACCGCGCTCGAAGTGGCGTTCGTGGTCCTGCTCGCGGCCGGGTGCGGCCTCGTCGTCGTCGGCCTGGTCGACGGCCTCGTCGGCATCGGCCTCGGCCTGATCGCTGCCGGGTTCGTGTCGCTCGCCTCGGCCGAGACTGCCCGCCGGGCCCACGGTGACACCCCGAAGGGTGGCGACGACTCGTGACGCTGTTCCACCGGACCTCGGCCGCTGTCACGGAACGCGCGCCCGCGCAGCAGCTGCCCGCCCGGGCCTCGGCCGATTGGTGGGCCGATCAGCTGCTGTCGTACGGCGGCGCGCTGTACCCGACGATCGCGCCCGGGGTCATGACGACGTACGGCCAGAACCGCGCCGAGGCCATCGCCGACGACTTCACGGGCTACGTCATGGGCATGCTGCGCGCCTGCGCGCCGGTGGCGTCCGTGGAGGGGTTCCGCACGCGGGTGCTCAGCGAGGCCCGGTTCGTGTATCAGCGCATCCTCGGCGGCCGCCCGGGCGAGATGTTCTCGGCCTCGACGCTCGACCGGCTCGACCGGCCGTGGACCGGCGGCACGACCGGCGACCTCATCACGCGGATGGTGCTGCACGCGGATTTCGGCGGCGCGTCGTACGTCTACCGGGGCGCGTCCGACCTGATCATCCTGCGGCCCGACTGGGTCGACATCGTGTTGACCGAGCGTTTCGAGTCGATCGGCGGCGTGCAGCGGCAGGTCGGGTGGGAGCGCCTCGGGTACGCGTGGTGGGAGGGCGGACGGCAGTCCGGGGTCGACCCCGTGATCCTCATGCCCGACGAGGTGTGCCAGTTCTCGCCGTGGCCCGACCCGCTCGCCTCGTGGCGCGGCATGTCGTGGCTGACGCCGCTCGTGCGCGAAGTGCAAGCCGACCGCCAGGCGACGGCCCACAAGCAGGAGTTCCTGAAGAACGCCGCGACCCCGAACCTCGCCGTGAGCCTGCGCGACGCCGCGACCCCGAAGCAGTTCCGCGAGTTCGTCGACGCGATGGACGAGGCGCACGCGGGCAGCAAGAACGCAGGCAAGACGCTGTACCTCGGCGGCGGCGCCGACGTGACCGTCGTCGGCAAGGACATGAAAGAGATCGACTTCGGGTCGATCGTCGGGAAGGGCGAGACCCGAATCGCGAACGCCGCCGGGGTGCACCCGGTCGTCGTCGGGTTCAGCGAGGGGATGCAGGGCAGCTCGCTCAACGCCGGGAACTACGGCGCAGCCAAGCGGATGACCGTCGACGGCACGCTGCGGCCGACGTGGCGCAACCTCGCCGGGTCGCTCGAAGTGCTGTTCCCGCCGCCGTCGCCCCCGCGCGGGCAGCAGTTCAGCCCGGCCCGCCTGACGATGGACGTCCGCGACGTCGCGTTCCTGCGCGATGACGCGATGGACGCAGCCAAGATCAGTCAGACCGAGGCGTCGACCATGCGGACCCTGCTCGATGCAGGGTTCACCCCCGAGTCGATCAAGGCTGCGATCACAGCCGGGGGCGACTGGACGCTGCTCGTGCACTCCGGGCTGTTCTCCGTGCAGCTGCAGCCCCCGAACACACCCGCGCCGAGCCCGGCGCCGGCCGGCGCCTGAAAGGGGTCACGAAACGTGGACGTGATGCGCGAGCTCGACATCGTGCGGGCGCTCCCGGCGCAGCGGCAGCCGCTGTGCCTGCGCTCGTCGAGCGGCAGCGACCTGCCCATCCTCGAAGTGCGGTTCTCGCCGTTCGACCGGTGGTACGAGGTCAACTCGTGGTGGGAAGGCAACTTCATGGAGCGCACCGTGCCCGGTGCGTTCAGCAAGACGATGGGCGAGGCCCGGGCCGCCGCCGTGATGCCGGTCAAGATGCTGTTCGACCACGGGTACGACCCGTCGATCGGTAACAAGCCGCTGAGCACGGTCGACGAGCTCGACGAGGAGGACGACTCGGCCGTCGCCCGCGGGCAGCTGTTCGACACGCAGTACGTGCGCGAGCTGCTGCCCGGCCTGCAGGCCGGGGTGTACGGGTCGAGCTTCCGGTTCCGCGTGATTCAGGACGCGTGGAACGACGAGCCCGGGACGAGCGACTACAACCCGAAGGGCTTGCCCGAGCGCAGCATCACCGAGGTCCGGCTGTTCGAGCAGGGGCCCGTGACGTTCCCGGCCAACCCGTCGGCGACCGCCGGGCTCCGCTCGGCCGTGTCGCTGACCGACACCTATTACGACCGCCTGCGCGGCAGGCACCCGGGGGCCGTCGAGGCTCTCGCCGCACGCGCGCAGGCGTTCCGCACCCCCGACCGGCAGGCAGCCGCGCAGAGCACTGCCGACGGCCCGGGGGCCGCGCAGCACCACCCGATCGAGCCGGCCTCGCGCCACTCGGGCGGGATCGACGCGCGCCGTCGGCGCGCCGTCCTACTCGAAGCGATGGGGAAGAACCGATGACACTGGAGCAGCTGCGTGCCCGGCACGCAGAGATCATGACCGCGCTGCGCGGCATCCACGAGGCGGCGGGCGAGAACGCGCTGACCGACGAGCAGGGCACGCAGTGGCAGACGCTCGACGACGAGCGGGCGCAGGTCGAGGCGTCGATCGAGCGCGAGTCGCGGCGGGCGAGCATCGCCGACCGGCTGCGCACCGCGCCGCAGGCCGACGGCGACCGCCAGGCGGACCGTCCCGCGCAGACGCTGCGCACCGAGGGCGGGCAGTTCGGCGCGAACGTCATCGTTCGCGAGGACCCGCAGGACGCGCTGCGCGACCGCAGCCACGCGCCGGGCTCCCGGGCCCGTCAGCGGCAGCTCGTCGAGGCGAACCTGCGGGCGATCGAGCCGTACCTCGACGACGCCGACCACGAGCGGAACGTCGAGAAGCTGCTGCGGCGCCACGCGCACCGCACGTGGTGGACCGAGAACCTGCTCGCCCGGTCCAGCGAGGTCTACGCCGACGCGTTCTCGAAGGTCATGCGCGGGCACCCCGAGCTGCTGACCGACGAGGAGCGCACCGCGATCAGCGTCGGCACGAACGCCAACGGCGGTTACCTCGTGCCGACCTACCTCGACCCGACCGTGCTCATCACGAACAACGGGTCGAGCAACGTCATGCGGCAGTACGCGACCGTCAAGACGCTCGTCGAGGGCAAGACGTGGAACGGCGTCACCTCGGCCGGGGTCACGGCCTCGTGGGACGCCGAGCTCGCCGAGGTGTCGGACGACAGCCCGACGTTCGCGGGCCCGTCGATCGGCCTCGGCAAGCCGCAGGCGTTCGTGCAGGCGTCCGTCGAGTCGTTCGAGGACATCGCCGGGCTGAGCTCGGACATCATGATGATGTTCGCCGACGCGCGCGACAACCTCGAAGGTGCCGCGCACATGACGGGCACGGGCACCCTGCCCGAGCCGAAGGGCCTGTTCACGGCGATCAACGCGTCGAGCACGCTGCAGATCGTCAGCACCACGGCCGCCACCATCGGCGAGGTGGACCTCGACGCCGTCGTCGAGGCGCTGCCGGTCCGCTGGCGGCGCAACGCGTCGTGGGTGCTGCACGTGAAGTACGCGAACGCGATCAAGCGGCTCGGCACGGCCGTGAGCTCGACCTACTCGGGCGACCTGACCATGCCGACCGCGCAGACGATCCTCGGGTACCGGCAGATCGTCACCGACGACGCGCCGTCGACGCAGACGACCACGGCGAAGGATCAGGAGATCGTGTTCGCCGACCTCTCGCAGTACGTGATCGTCGACAAGCCCGGCGGCACGTCGGTCGAGTTCGTGCCGGTCCTCATGGGCAGCAACGGCCGCCCGAACGGCGCCCGGGGCTACTGGATGCACTGGCGGACCGGGGCCGACATGCCCGTGCTCGCGGCCGGCCGCATCCTGCTCGACAAGACCTCGGCCTGACCCACCCGGCGCAGCCCGGGCCCGCTACTCCCGGGCCCGGGCTGCGCCGTCCCATGTCACGAAACACCACCCACGAGAGGCAGCTGCCCCCATGCGCATGGTCCTGCACCGCACCCCGGTCACCGTCCGGCACCCCGTCACGCACCAGTGGCTCGGCCTGCGCCGCGGCGACGAGCTCGCCGACGACGACCCGATCGTCAACGACCCGACGTACGCGTGGCTGTTCGAGGACACCCCCGAGCCCGAGCGGCTCGACAGCGTGCCCGTCGAGCAGGCCACGGCCGCGCCGGGGGAGAGGCGGGCGACGCGCCGGCCCGCGCGCAAGGCGGCCGCCGAGTGATCCCGGGGACCGTCATCCCGGCGTTCCTCGACGGCGGCAAGTGGTCGGCGGCGTTCGGCGAGTCGTTCCTGCACCTGCTGCTGTCGGACATGATCGGGCAGGGCAGGCTGTTCGCGGCGGGCGCCTACCTGCGCGAGATGTGCTCGGCCTCGGGCATCGCCGACGGCCGCAATCAGGCGGCGGCGGCGTTCCTCGAACGGACCGACGGCGAGTGGCTGTGGTTCGTCGATACCGACATGGGTTTCGGGCCCGACGTCGTCGAGCAGCTGCTCGCCGTCGCCGACCCCGTCGACAGGCCGGTCGTCGGCGCGCTGTGTTTCGCGCACCGGCGCATCCGTCGTACCGAGCTGCGTGCCGAGCGGCTCGGCATCATCCCGACGCTGTACCGGTGGGTTGAGACCGAGGCCGAGGCCGGGTTCGCGCCCCTGCCGTCGTGGGAGCGTGGCGCCGTCCTGCGGGTCGGCGGCACCGGCGCGGCGTGCCTGCTGATCCACCGGTCGGCGCTCGAAGCGGTCGCGGCGAAGTACGGCCCCCGCTCGTGGTTCACGCCGATCACGCACCCGACGGCCTCGACGACGGGCGGCCCGCGCACGTTCTCCGAGGATCTGTCGTTCTGCCTGCGCCTGGCAGCGTGCGACCTGCCGCTGCACGTCGCGACCGGCGTGCAGACCACGCACGACAAGGGTGGCGCGTTCCTCGACCTCGAAGCGTACGAAGCGCAGCCGATCGAGTTCGGGGCCGGCGCCGTCGGCGTCGACGACCGACCCGGGGGTGAGGCATGAGTGCCGTCGACGTCGGCGACCCGTGGCCGGACCTCGCCGTCACGCTGACCGGCGACCCCGACCTGCTCGTGCTGACGCTCACGCTGCCGGACCGCTCGACGCTCGTCGGCACCTACCCGGCCGCGCCCGGCGACGACGTCGTCATCACCCGCGCCTCGGCCGGGTCGTTCAGCGCCCGGTACGTGACCACGCTGCCCGGCCGGCACACCTGCCGATGGGTCGGCACGGGCACCGTCGACGCGGCCCGCACCGACGCGATCAACGTCAGTGCGTCGACGAACATCCCGCTGATCAGCCTCGCCGACATCCGCGAGCAGTGCCGCGCCAACGCCACCACGAGCGACGAGACGCTGCGTTGGTACGGGCTCGTCGCCTCGCGCATGGCCGAGGACCACACGCAGCTGTGGCGGCAGCAGACGCTCGTCGAGACCTTCGACGGCGGCCGGTCGTTCCTGCAGCTGCAGCGGCCGGTCACGAGCGTGACGAGCGTCGTCGTCGACGGCACCGCGCTGACCGGTGGCGCCGGGGTCGCGTACACGCTCGACGGCCCGCGCGGGAAGCTGTACCGGGGCAGCTCGCAGTACCCGATCACGTGGCCCGGCGGCGTGCAGAACATCGTCGTGACCTACGCGGGCGGCCCGTCCGACGGCGTCGTGCCCGAGGACGTGCTGCAGGGCGTGCGCCTGCAGGTGCAGCACCTGTGGGACTCGCAGCGTGGCGGCGCCGGTGTGCCCCGGCAGTCGGGCGCCGACTTCACGACCGACCCGCGCACGGGCTACTCGATCCCGAACCGCGTGCTGGAGCTGTGGCGTAGCTCGATCCCGCAGGGTGGGGTGTTCGTCGCGTGACCAACACCTCGACCGTCGTCGCCGACGCGGTGCGCGCGATCGTGGCTGCGATGCGCGGCCGCACCGGCTACCGGTCCTGCTGGACGCAGGGCACGGGCATCCCGGTGTACCACTCGGCCGAGCTCGCGCTGTTCGACGACAACACGCTGAGCGGCCTCGTGATCGCGCACGTGGGCGACCCGAACCGCACCGGCGAGGCCGGCGACGGCACGCAGGTCATGGCGACGCTCGGCACCCGGCGCGCCCGCGAGGAGGGCATCACGGTGCACTGCCTCGCCTGGTCGTCGACCGGCGACGCCGTCGACGGGTCGATGCAGGCCGTGTGGGACGCCGCGACCGCCATCGTCGACGACGTCGACGCCGAGCTGCGCGGCGACGTCGCCGGGATCGGCCCGAGCCTCGGCCTCGTGCCCGCCTACCGCGAGGTGACGGCCCGGCTCGACGCCGTGACCGGCGTCCGCCCCTACGCGGCCGAGGGCCTCGTGTGCGAGCTGTCGTTCGACCTCGCGGTGACCGCCCGCCTGTAGCTGCTGCCCCACGTACGACCCCCCGGCCGACCCGGCTGCGGGGGCATTCGCCATGCCCGAAGGGAGCACCGTGCCTCGAATCGTGTACGTCGGGAAGCACGCAGCTGTCGACGTCCCGCACCTGCGACTCGCCGAGGTCGCGTTCGGGGTGCCGGTCGACGTCGACGAGGCGGCCGCCGAGCAGCTGCTCGCGCAGCCCGGCAACTGGGCCCGCGAGGACAGCGACGGCGGCCGCCAGGCCGTCGCCGAGGTCGCAGCGCGAGCCAAGCGGAAGGCGGCCGCCGAGCGTGCCGCGAAGCGCGCCGAGCAGGCGCCGGACGCGGCCGCAGCGCCGGCCGGAACGGAGGGCTGAGCGATGACCGCGACCATGCTCGATCACCAGCTCGGGTTTGGTGTCGAGACCACGTGGAACACGCCCGTGACGGTCGACGAGTTCGTCGAGTGGCTGCCGGGCAACGGGATCGAGTGGGACCCCGAGATCGTGCAGGGTGCCGGGCTGCGGGTCGGCTCGCAGGTCGACCGGTCGATCCGACGCGTCGCGCAGGTCGGGCAGGGGTCGGGCAAGATCGCGTTCGAGCTGATGTCGGTCGGCTGCGGCAAGCTGATCAAGGGCTTGATGGGCACCGGCGCGTCGGCCGACGCGGACAGCGGGGGCGGCACCTTTCAGGAGCTGTTCACCCTCGATTACGACGGCACGTACCCGGACCCGTTCACGCTGCAGGAGGGCATCGTCACGCCCGGCGGCACGGTGCACACCTACACCTACGCGGGCTGCAGCATCACCGACGGCGACATCGAGATGCCCGAGTCGGGCATCGTCACGGTCACGCTCGGGATCGACGCGCGCAGCCTCGCGACGGCGACGGCCCTTGCCACCGCGAGCTACCCGTCGGGCGGGTCGCTGTTCACGAGCTCGCTCCCGACGACCAACGGGGCGAAGTTCGGCGGGTCGCTGACCGTGCCGACGTCGACGGCCGTCGCGTCCTCGACCGGCACGGCGACGGCCGTCAAGTCATGGAAGCTGTCGATCAAGAACAACCTCGACGTCAAGCGGCGCGTCATCGGCGGCCGCAACCGGCCGACGGTCGGCAAGCGCGAGGCGATCCTGTCGGCCGTCGTCGAGTACGACGCGACGACCGGCGGCACCTTCCGTGACGCGTACCTCGCGCAGTCGGCCGTGCCGATCCTGCTCGACCTCACCACGGCCGAGACGCTCAACACGGGCACCGCTCGATTCCAGGTCGCGATCCCGGCAAGCAAGATCGACAAGGGTCCGATCCCGATGCCCGAGGACGGCAAGACCGTCACGACCTCGATCGACTTCAAGGTGCTCGACGACCTCACGAACGCGCCGCTGTACCTCGTGCGGCGCACCGCTGAGACCGCACTCTGATCGGGGGTAGGCCGTGGCCGGGGTGACCGTCAAGACGTCCGGAGCGGACGACCTGCGGCGCCTCGGCCGCGACCTGCAGCGGGCCGGCGCCGTGACCCTGCGCCGCGAGCTGCTCAAGGGCCTGCAGCGCGCAGGCACCATCGCCAAGGCGGCCGTGCCGCCGTCCGCGCGCGACCACCTGCCCAACAGCGGCGGCATCGGCAAGGGCATCGGCCTCGGCGACTACGTCGCTGAGCTCGGCGTCGTGGCGAAGGTGTCGGCCACCGGCCGGAACGCAGGCATCCGGATCACGGGCAGCAAGAGCAAGGCCAAGGCCGAGGCGCACCGGCGCCGCCAGGCGCGCAAGAACAGCAAGCGCAAGCCGTCGAGGCAGCGCGCGGCGTCGACGTCGCTGCGCGGGCAGGGCCTCGTCGACCTCAACGCGATCAACCGGGGCCGGGTCAAGGCGCCGACGTTCGGGCACCGGCCGTGGCACGTGCAGACGGTCAAGCCCGGGTTCTTCACGGACGCCATGACCGGCCCGGTAGCGGCGGCCGCCCGCCAGGCGGCGGTCGACGCAGTCAGCGCGATCGAGCGCGACATCACGCGCGGGTAGCCCCCCGCGCGCTCCACCCACCACAACCGGGAGCAGCTGCACCATGACCTCACCCACCTTCGGTTACGAAACCCGCGACGGCCGGATGCTCGACGTCGAGCTGCTCGTCGACATCGACGAGCTCGACATCGACGCGGCCGAGGCGCTCGAAGAGGCGATCGGCGCCGACATCCGCGCGATCAACGACCTGCCGCTCACGAAGCAGCTGCGAACGTTCGTGTTCATCAGCGTGCGCCGGGTCGACCCCGAGGCCACCATGCGCGACGTCGGCCGCGTGAAGCTCGGCCCGCTGCTCGGCGCGTTCACGGCCGCCGTCGACGCGCGGCGCGCCCGTACGGCCGCAGCTGCCCCGTCAGCGACCGAACCGCCCGCGCTGCGTGTCATCGCCCGGGCCGACCCCGACGACCTCGTCAGCGAGCCGGGCACGGGCGCGCAGGACACCCCGGCCGGCCGTGACGTCCACTTCACGGCGACAGTCGCGCTGCCGGTCGCCGTGACCATGCCCGAGCCCGGCGAGCCGGGCGAGGTGCTCAGCCCTACCAACGCCGACAGCGAGGACTAGCGGCCGCTGTCGGCACTGCCGCGCGCCCGGCTCGTGGGTTGCCCCCGCCCGCGATCCGGGCCGCGCGCCGCCGCTACCTGCTGGCGTTCCTGACCCTCTGGCAGATGCACCCGAGGGACGTGGGCCGGCTGTTCGTGTGGGAGTTCTGGGCGCTCGTCGACGAGGTCGAGCGCGTCCGGTCGCAGCAGAAGTGAGGGGGGGCCTGCCGGGTGGCTGAGCGCAACGTGTCGTTCGACCTGCTCGCGATCGACAAGGCGAGCGAGGCTCTCGCCAAGGTCGGCCGCGAGGTCGCCGACCTCGGCGACAAGGTCGACCGGGCGAGCGGCACGGTCAACATCGACGCGGACACGGCGAAGGCCCGAGAGCAGGTCGCCGCGCTCGACGCTCAGCTCGGCAGGCTCAACGCGAAGGGCCTGCGCATCGACGCGAACGTCGAGCAGGCCGAACGACAGCTCGCGATCCTGCAGGCCGAGCTCGCCCGCACGACGGACGAGACGCGGCAGGTCGAGGTGCGCGCCGACATCTCGCAGGCCGAGGCCGAGCTGCGCCGGCTCAAGGCTGAGCGCATCTCGATCGACCTCGACACGGCGCAGGTGTCAGCCAAGGCAGCCAAGGTGCGGGCCGAGCTCGACGAGGTCGCCCGCGACCGCGAGGTCAAGATCGACCTCGATCCGTCCCGGTGGGATGGGAAGCTCGCGAAGCTGCGCGGCGACCTCGACCGGCTGAAGAACGACGGCAACGACGGGTTCTCGATCAACGCCGACGTCGGCGGCGCCGTCGCAGGGATCGCCCGTCTGACGACGCTGATCGCTGCCCTGATCCCGCTCGCGGCCGCCGCGGCGGGCGCCGTCGCCGGGATCGGCGCCGTCGGCCTGGCCGGGATCGGCGCGGCCGTCGCCGGGTTCCAAGGAGTCGGCGACGCGATCAAGGCGATGGGCGATCAGGCCAGCGCGGGCGGCGCCGCCGTGAAGGTGTCGGCCGAGGCGATCCGGTCCGCTACCCGGCAGGTCGAGGCCGCTCAGCGCGACCTGCGCGACTCGCAGCGCGACGTCGTCGCGGCGCAGAAGGACGCCGAGCGAGCAGCTCGCGACGTCACGGCCGCGCAGAAGGATCTCGCGACCGCTGAGCGCGACGCGCAGCGCGCCGAGGCCGACCTGACGGCCGCCAGACGAGACGCGATCAGGACCCTGCAGGACTACCAGACGCGTGCCTCGGGCATGGCGCTGTCGCAGCAGGACGCGGCGCTGTCGGTGCGCGAGGCCGAGGCCCGGCTCGCCGAGGTGACGGCCGACGGCACGAGCACGCAGCTCGAACGGGAGCGCGCGGCGCTGTCGGTGGCGCAGGCGCAGCAGCGTCAGCGCGACCTCACGATCGAGGCGACCCGGCTGCAGGAGGACAAGACCGAGGCCGAGGCGAAGGGCGTCGAGGGCAGCGACCGCGTCGTCGCCGCGCAGGACCGGGTCGAGCAGGCGCACGACCGGGTCGAGGCCGCGACGCAGCGCGTCGCCGACGCGCAGGACCGGCAGGAGCAGGCGCAGCAGAAGATCATCGACGCGCAGGAAAAGGTCGCTCTCGCAACGCAGCGCGTGGCCGACGCGCAGCTGCACCTGCAGGAGACGATGCACCCCGAGGCGGCGGCCGGCGGCGTCGACAAGCTCGCCCAGGCCATGAGCAAGCTCGGGCCCAAGGCGCAGGAGTTCGTGCGGTTCATGCGCGAGTTCATCGACGGCCCGCTCACGCAGCTGCGGCAGGCCGGGCAAGAGGCGTTCCTGCCCGGGATTCAGTCGGGCCTCGAACGGCTCAAGCCGCTGATGAAGGAGATCACCCCGGCGTGGGCGGCGTTCTCGGGCACGATCGGCAAGGCGCTCGGCGACCTCATTCCGCTGTTCGGGCAGCTCGCCGCGCCGTTCCTGCGGTTCGTCGACGCGTCGCTCAAGGGCCTTGCCCCGCTGCAGGGTGTGCTGCAGGCGTTCGTGACGCAGCTCGCCGGGGTGCTCGACGAGCTCGTGCGCTCGGGCACGGCCGAGGCTGCGATGCGGGCGCTCGTCGAGGTGGTCGGCGCGCTGCTGCCGATCCTGCCCGAGCTGATCCGGCTCGGCGCCGACCTGGCCGTGCAGGTGTTCCCGCTGCTCGCGCAGATCATCCGCGAGCTCGGTCCGCTCGTGCTGGAGCTCGTCAAGGCGCTCGGGCCCCTGCTCGTCGAGGCGCTCAAGCTACTGATCCCGCTGATTCACGACCTCGTGCAGTTCCTCGTCGATCACCCCGAGGTGCTGCAGGGCCTCGTGCTCGGCGCCATCGCGTTGACGACCGCGATCGGCCCGCTCATGGACATACTGCCCGTGATCGTCGAGGCGATCACGGGCCTGTCGGCGCCGGTCCTGATCGTCGTCGGCGTGATCGCTGCCCTCGCTGCCGGGATCAAGTACGCATGGGACAACAGCGAGTCGTTCCGGCAGAAGGTCGGCGAGCTGTGGCAGGCGCTGCAGCAGGCGTGGCAGGCGATCAGCGAGGCCGTCAAGCCCGCGCTCGATCAGCTCGTCGCGACCGTGCGCGACGACGTGATCCCGGCGCTAGGCGGATTCGTTGAGGCGATCACCCCGATCATCACGTGGATCGTCGAGCACCTGGCGCCCATCGTGGCGACGGTATTCGGCGGGATCGTCCAGGTAATCGAGGGCGCGCTTAAGATGATCTCCGGCATCATTAACGTGGTGACCGGGATTATCACCGGAGATTGGTCCCGGGTGTGGGAAGGGATCAAGCAAATTGCTAAGGGTGCTTGGGATATTATCTCCGGAATCGTGACGACCGCGCTCGACCTCGTGAAGAAAGAGCTTACGGCCGCTAAGGATTTCATCGTCGGGATCTGGAATTGGATTACCGACCAGTTCGGGAAGCTAAAGGACAGCATTAGCAAGGCAGCTTCCGGAATGTGGGACGGGCTCAAGGACGCATTCAAGACCGCGCTTAACTGGATCATCGACCGGTGGAACAGCCTACGGTTTACCGTCCCGTCGATCGACCTCGGCCCGGCCGGTTCATTCGGCGGCTTCACGATCGGCGTCCCCTCGATCCCGCACCTCGCCACCGGCGGCATCACCACCGGCCCGACCCTGGCCGTCGTCGGCGACAACCCGGGCGGCCGCGAGGCGATCATCCCGCTCGACCGAGGCGGCGGCCTGGGGACGACAGTGCAGCTCATCGTGCAGATGCACGGCGTCATGGCCGGCGACGAGGACGCGTTCGGCCGCGCAGTCATCTCGGCGATCGTCGCCGGGGTCAACACGGGTGTGCTGCCCCGCACCCTTCTACCCACCTGACGGGAAGGGGTCACGCACGTGACGGTCGGCGCAAGCGCTGCGAACGCAAACGCGTACATCGACAGCATCACCGGGGCCGCCGGTGGCGGGTACATCCAATACCACACCGGCGACCCCGGGGCGGCGGGCACGTCGAACGTCGGCAGCTCGACCCGTGCCGCTATCTCATTCCCCGCGGCATCGGGCGGCACGTCGACTCAGACGGGCACGAGCACGCTCACCGGGTGGGCCGGCGGCAGCGTCACCGTGTCGCACGGGTCGCTGTGGTCGGCGAGCTCTGGCGGCACGTTCCGGGGGTCGTTCGCATTCTCGGTCAGCCGGTCCGTGGTGAACGGCGACAACCTCAACACGTCGTCTGTGGCATTCACTGCAGGCAACGTGGCGGCGTGATCCGTGGCTGTTTCCTTTGTCGCGTACACGGGGACCGGCGGCGCGACGCAGGTCGAGCCGACCGGTACCGCGCAGAATGACATTCTGCTAGCGGTAATCAACGCGACGACGAGCCCGACCGGCCCGGCCGGGTGGACGCAGGTCGGCAGCATCCGCAACGCCTCGGGCGAGTACACCGGTGTGTGGTGGATCAGGCGCGGCTCGTCGGCGCCGTCGTACACGTGGACGGGCACGATCGACGGCGGCGTCGTGGCGGCGTTCCGTGGCGCCTCGAACCTCTTGAGCGCCTCGGCGCAGTCGGCCGCCGGGTCGGCCGTAAGTCCGAGCGTCACGACCACGTTCGACAATTCGATGATCGTGTGTCTGTACGGCGACGCCGGGTCGAGCAGCATCACGGCGCCGTCGGGCATGACGCTCACCACCGGATTCTTTAACGCCGTGGCCTACGTGCTGCAGGCGTCCGCAGGCGCGTCGGGCACGAAGACGTGGGGCGGCACCTCGCTGCCGGTCGGCTCGTGGACGATCGCGCTCGAACCGGCCGACAAGTCGTTCACGGCCTCGCAGTCGCTGGGCCTCACCCGGACCGGTGACCTCACGGTCGTGTCGGGCGTCAGCTTCACGGGATCGCAGTCGCTGAGCCTGTCGCAGTCCGGCGCCGTGCTCGGCCTGGGCGCGGCGCTGACCGGCTCGCAGTCGCTGAGCCTGTCGCAGGCCGGTGCGGCGCTCAAGCTCGATGCCAAGCTCACGGCGTCGCAGACGCTCGGGCTGACCGGCACGGGCAACCTGAGCGTCGAGTCGAGGCTCTTGACTGGCACGCTTGAGATCGAGCTCACGGCCGGGGTGTGGACCGACTTCACGTCGAGGATGGACCTCAAGAGCGGCGCGCTCGTCATCCGGCAGGGCCGGCCCACCGTGTACGACGACGTCGGCGCGGGCACGCTCACGTGCTCGCTGTTCAATGACGACGGCGAGATCATGCCCGACAACCCGTCGGCGTCGTTCGCTCTCGCCGAGGGCATGCGCATCCGGTGGAAGGTCACGCAGTCGGCCACCACCTACACCCGGTTCGTCGGGTGGATCAGCGAGCTCGTGCCCGACTTCCCGGGCGAGTCGACGATCGGCGCGCGGGTCGCGGTGACGGCCGTCGACGCGCTCGGCCTGCTCGGGCAGCGCAAGCTGCGTTCGCACTGGACCGAGCTCGCTCTCGCGACAGCCCGGGCAGCTGGCGTGCAAGGGGATGCGCTCGAAGCGGCGGGCACGGCGATCGGGTGGAACGCCACCATGACGAACTACTCGACGGACGCGGGGGCGACCAACGGCGGGTATGCCTACAGCGGCAGCGATCCCAACCTCGCGTTCTCGGCCGACCGCGACATCTCGATCGGGCCCGTCGTCACGAGCTCGCCGAGCAGCAACGGCAACAGCAACAAGACGTTGCCCGCCGTGCAGTCGGGATCGAAGTGCATCCAATGGCTGATCAAGACGCCGACGCAGAAGCCCGCATCCGGCACGCCGTGGTTCGTGAGCTCGCCGCACCCGTCGAGCTCGGCGACCGGATTCCAGATCGCGTTGCGCGACAACGGTTCCGGGACGACGAACCTCGTCGTGATGGACGTCAGCGGCTCGACCGTCACGGGCACGCTGCTGACCGGCGTGTGCCTCGGTCAGTGGGTGCTGCTCACGATCAAGGAGAACGGCTCGAACACAAGCAAGTGCGACGTCACGGCGACGCAGCTCGGCGACGGCACCACCGGCACGGTGAGCTCAGTCAGTTTCGACGTCAAGACGATCCTGATTGTGGAGTTCCCGACGTCGACCGGTTCGACGTCGGCGGCGGCGTTCGGCGGCGTCATCGCATTCGGTTCTCGCACAACGGCTTTGACCGTCGCCGATGCGTCGATCGCCGGGTCGCAGGGCGCCGTGAGCTCGCGGCTCAGCGAGGTGCAGTCGGTCCTGTCGTCGCTGCCGATCGCGTGGGGCACGTCGGGCACGTTCGACACGCAGTGCGTCACGGGCACGTGGTCGAACCGGACCGCGCTCGAAGTGCTGCAGGAGCTCATGCGCACGAACCTGCTGTCGGTCGCGTGGGCCCGTTCCCGCGACTCGACGATCTATACGCTCGGGTACGACGTCGTGCGCCCGGCCTCGTCGCTGGTCACCATCGACAGCGACGGCGACTGCCTCGGCCCGCCGCGCCTGTCGCGGCAGACGTCCGCCAGGCCGACGCGCGTACAGATCGACGCGCCCGGCCTGTCGATCGTCCGCGTGGACGCCACGGCCGAGGCGGCACTCGGCAGCCCGCAGCGACTGCGCAGCTACACGACCGTGTGCGCGAACGACGGCGACATGGCGACGATCGGCGATGCCGTTCTCGCGCAACGGCAACGGCTACGCATCACGCAGCTGCAGGTCGACCTCACCACCGGCGCGACCGACCACACGGCGACGCTGTTCGACGAGTCGGGCGCGCTCAGCGGCCTGTTCCCGACGTGCCGGGCGACGGTCACCGTGCCGGCCTCGCACTTCGGGTCGAGCTCGCTCGACTACTACGTGCAGGGGTGGACCGAGACGTACAGCTCGCAGCGTGCCGTCGTCACGCTCGACACCGATCCCTGCCCCGCGTGAGGAGTGATGACGTGACCGTGCACCTCGTGCCCCGCGCCGAGTGGGGGGCGCAGCCGTGGCGCCCCCGCATGGCGATGTACCGGAAGACGCCGCGCGAGCAGCTCGCCGTGTTCACGCACTACCACGGCGGCCCGCCGCGCCACGACCGGGGCGCAGCGATGGCACGCGAGATCGAGTCGATTCACCTCGCGAACGGGTGGGCCGGGGTCGGGTACACGGCGATGATCGGGCTCGACGGGGTCGCGTTCGAGGGGCGCGGGTGGGACCTCGTGACGGCAGCGTGCCCGGGATGGAACCGCCAGGCGTGGCACTTCTATGTCGCCGTCGGTGGCGAGCAGGTGCCGACCCCTGCGGCGCTGCACACCCTGCGGCAGCTGTACGACGAGGCGTGCCATCGGTCCGGCCGGACGCTGGCGAAGACGTGGCACGGCGCGCACTACGCGACCGACTGCCCCGGCGACCCCCTGCGCGCGTGGGTGCGCGCCGGGATGAACGACCCCCGGTCGGCTGCGCCGGCCGTGTCCACCCCGAACGGAGACGACGACATGCCGACCCCCCGAGAAGTCGCCGACGCGCTGCTCGACACCCCGGTGCCGACCGGCGAGCTCGGCAGCGACGGGCACCCGCTCACCTTTCGGTGGGCGTTCATCCGGACGATGCAGGCGGCGCAGCGCGCCGAGGCGGCGGCCGAAGCGGCGCAGGCCGACGTCGACAACCTGCGGCGGCAGCTGCTGGGCGATGGCAAGGTTTCGTGACGGGGTGCCCGTGGACAACGCGAGGATCGACAACCTCGCGCAGCAACTCGGGGCCGTCCTCGTCGAGCTCGCCCGGCTCGGCGCCACTGTCGAGGGCATGCGCGGCGAGCAGACGCGCTCAGCCGTCGAGGTGGCACGCGACCTCGCCGACCACGAGGTGCGGCTGCGCGAGCTCGAAGGGCACGGCACGAAGGAACACGGCGAGCAGATCAGGGCGAACAGGCGCGAGATCGACGCGCTCGTGCAGTGGCGCGCCCGCGTGATCGGTTGGCTCGCCGGTGCATCGGCCGCCGGTGGCCTCACCGGGGCCGGCCTCGCCGTAGCCGTCGAGCGGTTCCTACAGTGACCCCTGCCGGGTGGCGCGATGCGTCACCCGGCGCATGCCGCCACCTACCCCCCGGAGGTCCTAACCATGATCAGTACCCTGCTGCGCGTATCCAAGGCGGTCGCGGCCGCCGTCGGCGCGTTCGCGAGCTCGCTCGGCCTGGCGGCGCCCGGCGGCGTCGACTCGGGCGAGTGGGTGACGATCGCCGTGACGACGGTCGTCACGGCCGTGACCGTGTGGGCGGCGCCCGCGAACCGGGCCCCGGGAGACAGCTCGGGCGGCACGTCGGCGCCGGCCGGCGGCGGCGCGTGAGCGCCTACCGGGCGGCCGCCATCGTGGCCGTGTCCGGTTGCGTCGGCCTGCTCGGGCTCGTCGTCCTCGCCGCGGCGGCCGTCCTGCAGGTCGCACGGTGAGGCACCGGGCGCCCGGGTGGTACCCGGGGCCCGGGCTGCCCGGGCGGCCCGAGACAGCGGGCCGGGTGCTGCGATGGTGGGACGGCGACCGATGGGGGTACGACGTCGCCGAGCTCGGCAGCGACCCGGCGTTCCCGCCCGCGAACCGGCGCCGCCTGGCGGACGCCGACGCGGCCGCGACGACGCACCTCGCGGTGCCCCGGACGGCCCGGCTGCCGGTCCTCTGACCCCCGGCGCCGGGCATCCCGGGCCCGCGCCGGTCGACGGGTGGCACCCGTCGAGACGACAGCGCCCCGCGCCCCCTCCACCGGTCCGGAGGGGTGCGCGGGGCGCTGTTCGTCGTTCTGCCGGGGTGACGGGCCGGGGGCGCCTACTCGAAGCCGTGACGGGCCGCGTAGCGGCGCAGCGAGTCGTACACGGACTGATCGAGCATGACCCGGTGCACGCCGTCCTCGCGCCGGGTGAGCAGCTCGACGTACACGCCGTCGCACCGGGCGTACACGCCGTCGCCGAGGTAGTCGGTCGCCTCGTCGACCGTGAGGTCGCCGCTCACAGCGCCCGCCGCTGCTCGTCGATCTCGAAGCCACCCGGGATCGACTTCACGCGCCAGAGGTTCGAGCGCACCGGCGTGAAGCCGAGCAGGCGCAGCCGTTCGAGCGCCACGGCCCGCAGGGGCTTCGGGATGTCGGGCAGGATCTCGGTCGTCGTCACGGCCCCCGGCCGCCGGTCCTGCTCGGCGAAGTGGGGGCGCCTCGGCCGCGCCATGATCAGAACCCTGCCGTGACGCGCAGCTCGGGCGTCCCGGTCGGGACCTTGGTCACGTGGTCCGTCGACAGCAGGTCGACGGTCACTGTCTTGCCCCGCTCGACGTCGTTCGCTGCCCCGGTGAACACGACCGGCGTGCCGTTCGGGTCGTATGTGAGCGTGATCAGGGCACTGTGCCCGTCGCTGTCGTTCCGCACCCGGGCGTGCACGGTCATGATCGACCCGGCGCGTGTGACCTTCGGGACAGCGACGAGCACCCACCCGTTGTCGCGGCTGACGCCGGGCGCGGCCGCCGGTGCGGCGGCCGTCGGCGTCGTCTTGCCCGGCGCCGAGCTGCGGGCGGCCGACGAGGCGGCGGCGGCAGGGGTGCTCGACGAGCGGCTCGTCGACGAGCTCGGCACGGCGCAGCCGGACACGGCCGCGCCCATGAGCAGCGCGTACACGACGGCCGCGACGACGACGCCGATCAACCCGAACGGGCGACGAATCGTGATCACTCGGGGGCCGGTGGAGGTGCGGGGGGACATCGGGGGTTCCTCTCGGGGCAGGGGTGCGGCAGGGGGGTCAGTAGCTGTGGCGGCCGCGCTTGCGCGCGATCCGGTCACGGTCGGCGGCGGGCAGCTGCTGCTCGCGCAGGGCGTGCGCCTCGACGGGGTCGGCCGAGAACGTCGCGGCGCACCATGAGGCGATGCGGCGCAGGGTCCGGGTCATCGTGTGTCCTTCCGTGTGATCGAGTGTCAACCTGTGTCATCCGTGGTCAGGCGGCAGTCTGCTCGTCCGCCGGGGTCGCTGCTGGCGCCTCGCGCGCCCACGCGGCGACGATCGCCCGGGCCCGGGACTCGGCGACGCCGAGCCGGGCCGCCGTGTCGGCTGCCGACCAACGTTCGCGGTTCCACACCTTCTGCGCGTACCGGCGGTCGGCGCGGATGCGGTCGGCCTCGCTGAGCTGCTCGGCGGCCGCCCGCTCGGCCCGGGCCTGTCGCTCGGCGCGCTGCTCGGCCTCGGCCCGCGCCCGCGCGGCGAGCTGCTCGCGGTCCGCTCGGGCCTGCTCGACCCGCGCTCGGTCCCGCTCGGCCCGAGCGTCGGCGGCCGCCGTCCGTGCTCGCTCCCGCTCGGCGGCCGCTCGCGCCTGCTCGGCGTCCGCTCGCAGCTGCTCGGCCCGCAGCTCGGCGTCGACGCGCAGCTGCTCGCGGCGCAGCTCGGCCTCGGCCTGCTGCTGCTGCTCCCACGTGGCGAGGCGCTGCAGCTCGACGGCCCGCTCGTGCTCGACCCGAGCGCGCTCGTCGGCCTCGGCGCGCTCGGCCCGGGCGAGCTCGGCGAGCTGCTCGCGCTCGGCCCGCTCGCGCTCGGCCCGCTCGCGCTCGGCCCGCTCACGGCGAGCAGCTCGCTCGTCCGCGTGCTTGGTCCGGATGTGGTGGGTGCCGCCGAGGGCGATCCCGGCGAGCAGGGTCACGGCGGCCGCGACGCCGAGCTGCTCGGGCGTCACGGCCCGGCCGTGCGCGATGTCCTCGTCGACGACGGATCGGTACAGCCCGACGGCAGCCGAGGCCGTCGACAACGTGATCGCGAGCCAGACGAGGCGACCGGCGCCGAGGGCGACGGCCGCGAAACCCTCGATCACGAGCGTGATCGTCGCGGCGTGCAGCGGGCCGAGGCCGAACGACCGGCCGGTCGCGTACTCCAGCGGGGCGAGCAGGGCGAGGGCGCCGCAGACGGGCAGCAGCGCGAGCAGGTCGACCGGCTCGCGGCCGCGCACGGCCCGGCCGACGGCGGTCGCCGCGCGGCTCATCGGCCGTCCTCGGCGAGGTAGCGGCCCCACGCTGCGGCGAGCCTCGGCCGCGCGGCGAGGATGCGGGCCGAGGTCATCAGCGCCGCGAGGTGGTCGGTCGACATGGCGTCGCCCCCGAGCTGCACGGCGGCCGCGCGCAGCGAGGTCACGAGCGCCGGGTCACCGGTCGCGATGACCGGGGGCCACCGGCGGGCGAGCGACCGGGCCTCGATCGCGGTCTGCGTGTCGCGCATGTGCGGGATGCACAGCAGCACGACATCGCCGGGCAGCACCTCGACATCGGTCCGCAGGCTCGGCGCCCCGAGGGGCCACCCGGCCAGACCGCCGGACCCAAGCTGATAGGACATGATCCCGTCACGCGGGCACGGCTGACCGTCGCTGCGCAGTGCCTCGCACCGGGCGCTCACCGGACGCCGCCGGGGGTGAGTAGGGCGAGCTCGTGCTCGTCGGGCCACGGCGCGTCGGGCCTGCAGGCGCAGGGGCCGGCGCAGTGGCAGCCGGGTCGCCGGCCGAGCCGCGCGGCGCCGTCGGCGCGCAGCTCGCCCGGGATGGACACGACGGGGGCAGTCGTCGATCGCATCGGGGTCGATCCCTTCGGTTCGGACATGGCGACACCACCATGCCGCAAGCGTCGCGAACGTTGCAACCGCTTCGGGCAACGGGCACACTCGGCGCCATGACACGACACGACGGGCAAGGCCCGGCCGATGACGCCGGGGAGCGGTTCACCGTGAGCTCGGGCAAGGCAGCCGACGACCTCGGGGTGAGCCGCTCGACGCTGTGGCGATGGGGCAACGCAGGGTTGATCAAGTACCGGCAGACAGCAGGGGGGCACCGGCGCTACCGGCCGAGCGACGTCGCGAACCTGCTGCGGCGCCCGGCGGGCACGGACGAGAGTCTGTGATCGACGGCACCCGGCGGCACGGCGTGCAGTCGCAGCATGGGCAGGTCGAGCGGGCCGGTACCGGTCCGGCGCGGTTCGCTCGCCTGCTGCTCATCGGTGCCGATCAGCCAATCGAGGTCGGCGCCGGTCGCGGCAGAGATCACCTCGCAGGTATCTCGGTAGCGGAACGGCAGGCGGCCGTCGCGCTCCCAGTTGCGCCACGAGCTCACCGGGAGGTTGCACGCTCGCGCGGCCTCGGCAACGTTGCCCCACCCAAGGGCCTGCCGGATGGCAGCGAGGCGGGCGCCGAAGGTCCCAAGATCAGGTATCCAACCGTGGTCAGGCGTATCGGTCATGAGATGACCCTGCCGACACCTGGCGACATACGTCAACATCAGCGTGCTCACGCGACGGTTGACGCAGGTCAACGACAGGACGTAGAACCTGGCGCATGACGTCACCCCTGCCCAAGATGCTGACGACTCGCGAGGTCGCCGAGCTGTTCCGCGTGGACCCGCGCACGGTCATGCGGTGGGCGGCAGCTGGCGTCATCCCCCATCGGCGCAAGCCGAGCGGTCGCGGCCTGCTCTACCCCGAGGCCGAGGTGCAGCAGCTGCTGCGTGACGGCTCGCTCGGGCCCAAGTAGTACGGCCGGGCACGCGCCCCTGCTGCGCGCACCCGGCCGACCTGCCCCCTACTACCCCGAGGGAGAGCCTCCCATGACGACGACGCTGCGATCAACGCGTCACCGACCCGCCGACCTCGGCCCGCTCGTGGGCAAGGTCACCCGTCCGTCGCCCGCGTGGCCGGACCTCGGCCGGCCCGACGAGAGCGCCGTGCGGGCCGCGCACCTCGCGCCGTGGCGCGACCCCGGCTCGCCGCTGTTCGCGCAGCTCGTCGAGCAGCTCGGATCGACCCGGCACGGCGTGCCCACGCGCCCCGTGGTCGTCGTGCACGTGGTCGACGCGCCCGCCGCCGACGAGCAGGACGACGACCAGGCCGACGAGGTGTCGGCGTGATCGCTGCGCTCGGCGACGTCATGACCCTGCCGATGGTGCTCCTGTCGGCCGGGTGGCTCGCGCTGTTCGGTGGCCTGCTGTTCGCGTACGTCGCGCTCGACCTGCGCGACCGGCTCGTGCGGCCCGGTCGCCACCGGCACGCGCCGCTGACCGAGGCCGAGCTCGACGAGTTCCGCACGGCCGTGCACGCGAGCCTGCAGCGCCGCGTGACGTACCCGACCCCGGCGACCGGCGTCGTCCTGCAGGTCACGCCCGGGCCGGCCCCCGCAGCACCCGTGGCCGTCGCCGAGCCCGACGACGAGCCGGTCGCCCCGTTCGTGCCGGGCATCGGCCGCCGCCTGGCGCCCAAGACGATCCCGCAGGGGATGCGCCTCGAAGCGCCGACGACCACCTGCCCGACCTGCGTCAGCGGGGGCCTCGTCGCCGGTGGCCGGTGCATCGTCTGCGGCAACGACGAGGTGCCCGAGTACCGCAACGGGGTGCACAAGTGACCGGCCCGGCGCCCGCCGAGTGGGGGCCCGTCCTCGACGAGCTGCTCGCCGAGGTCGGGTGGACCCTGCGCGCGACGGGCCTGTCGGTCGACGACGTCGCCTCGGCCGAGCTCGTGCCCGCCGAGGCCGCGCCGCGCCCGGGCCGCCTGCTGCGCGAGAAGCACGTCGCGCTGCGGCTGCACTCCGGACCCGAGGTGCACGTGTTCCGAGGGGGGCTCATGCTGGCGCCGTCACGGCCTGACGAGGCGCGGCCGTGACGGCGCCGCTCGACGTGCAGCTGCCGCCGGACGTCGACGTCTCGCAGCACCTCGTCGACGGGCCCGGCGTGTACGACATGCCCGAGGCGGCATACCACGCCGACCCCTGCAGGCACACCGGCGGCAGCGCCTCGTCGACGTTCCTCAAGCACATGATCCCGCCGAGCTGCCCGAAGCTCGCCCGGTACGAGCAGCTGCACCCGACGTACAAGGACGCGTTCGACCTCGGGTCGGTCACGCACGCGCTCACCCTCGGGTCGGGCTGCGAGATCGTCGAGGTGCTCGCCGACGATTGGAAGAAGGCCCGCGCGCAGGCGGCCCGGGCCACGGCCCGTGCCGCCGGGCAGGTCGCGCTGCTGACCAAGGAACTTGACCGGGCGCGCCGGATGGCCGACGCCGTGCTGAGCGACCCGGACGCGGCCGCCGTGCTGCGCCTGCTGCCCGGCGCGCCCGAGCGGGTGCTCGTCTGGGATCAGCAGGGCGTGCGCTGCCGGGCGATGCTCGACCGGTGGCCCGAACCGCAGGTCGCGCACGTGCCCGTGATCGGGGACCTGAAGACCGTCGACGACGTCAGCCGGGAGGGCCTCGAACGGTCGTTCTGGCGCTTCGGGTACCGGGTGCAGCGGGTGCACTACGGCGACGGTTACGCGGCCGTGCACGGGGTCGAGGCGCAATTCGTGTTCGTCTGCGTCCGCAAGGACCCGCCGCACCTCGTCCGCCTGGTCGAGGTCGACGACCGCACGGTGCGCATCGCCCGCGACGAGCACGAGCAGGCACTGACCGAGTGGGCGCGCTGCAGCGCCGACGACGAGTGGCCCGGGTATCCCCCGGGACTGCTCACCATCGGCCCGCCCCGGTGGGCCGACCGGACCGGATGGGAGCAGCTGTGACCGAGGTAGCAGTGCGCGAGCGGACCGAGCTCGCGCCGATCGTGCAGGAGTCGCGCGACGTCGCGGCCGCCCGAGACATCAGCGAGATCGTCGGCCGGTGGTCGGCCGACATCGAGTCGTGCGCCGTGCTCGCGACGCGCGTCGTCCGGACAGAGCTCACCCCGGCGTCATACTGGCCGTTGCCCCCGGGCGTGCGGATCAATGAGATGCCCGCGGGCAACCCCCGGCGCCGCCACCCGCGAGAGTCGCCCGAGGACTACCGCGACCGGCTCGCCGTCGCGACCGAGACGACCGCCGGGTCGATCTACACCGGGGCGCAGCTCGGGCTGCCCTCGTGGAACGCCGCGCTGCAGGGCATCGACTACATCCGGGGCCGGCAGTCGCTGCGTGCCGAGCTCGTCGAGTCGCTCTACCTCAGCAAGGGGCACGCGCTCGACATGGTCGAGCGCAGCGCGACCCGCGCGTGCGCCGTATTCACCCGGCGGGGCGGCAAGCCGCAAGAGCTGTCGTTCACGTGGGAGCAGGCGGTCACGGCCGGGTACGTCAAGGGCCTCGGGCCCGACAAGGGCAAGGACCGGGGCAACGAGAAGTATCACCACATCCCGCACGTGATGCTGTGGTGGCGCCTGATGACGGACGGCGTGCGGGTCATCGCGCCCGAGGTGCTGCGCGGCATGTCGGTCGACATCGACGTGCTCGACGAGGTGCGCGAGCTGCCCGACATCACGGCCACCGTGACGGACCTGCAGCGCCCGACGCTGCCCGCCGCCGCGCTGGCGGCCGCCCGCCAGGCGGCGCCCGTCGTCGCCGTGCAGGCACCGGTCGCGCAGGTCGCCGTCGTCGACCCGCCGGACGAGCGGCCGCCGACCGAGCGGCCGTGCACGGCCGAGCAGCGCACCCTGATCGCCTCGACGTTCGCGTCGCTCGGGATCACCGGGCGCGGCAGCGTCGAGCGGCGCGGCCGCATCGTCGCCGCGCTCGTGCGCGAGGTCGACGAGCTCAAGGCGCTGACCGAGGCCGAAGCGGCGTTCCTGCTCGACAACCTCACGGGCGAGGCCGTGCACCGGATCGAGCACCCCGACGAGCCGCAGCAGCAGGACGAGGCGCCGGCCGGCGACCCGTGGACCGGGCAGCCCGACGGCGACCCGTGGACCGGGCACGAGCAGGCCATGACGCAGCAGCTCGCCGAGCCTGCCGGGTGGGCCGGCGCGCCGGGGGCCGAGCAGTGAGCCGGACCGTCGCCGGGAGCGGCGTCACGACCGTGCTGCGCTCGACGACGCGCGTCGTTCGCACGCTGGAGGGCATGCCGCAGCTGCCGCACCGCAACGACATGCGCCGCCGGTCGTTCGAGCCGACCCGGCTCGTCGAGGTGCTGCACGAGGCCGAGCCTCGGCACGACGTGCCCGCCGACCGGCCCGAGCGTGGCCCCTACTCGGTCGAGGCCGACGGGCCCATGCTCAACGCCGACGGCAGCCACCACGCGTCGCAGACGGGCCGCCTGCGCTGGCACGGCGTCGACGTCGACGACCTCGTGCGCCGGGCCGGGATGCCCGAGGCGTTCCGGCCGTTCCTGATCGGGCCGGACGAGCTCAGCGACTGGCGCGAGCCGTGAGCGCCGGACCCAACCGGGGCCGGATCGCGCGCGGCCGGCGCACGCAACGCGTGTTCGCCGAGCTGCTGCAGCGCCTCGGGTGGCCGTCGGCCGAAGCGGTCTACGGGTCGATGCCCGGCCGCGACATCCTCGGCACGCCCGGGATCGCGTTCGAGCTCAAGGCGACCGAGGCCGAGACACGGCTGCACGCCGCGCTGTCGCAGGCGTCGAAGCACGCGGCCGTGACCGGCGACATCCCGGTCGTGGTATGGCGGCCGAACGGCTACGGCGAGCAGGACGTCGAGCGGTGGGTGTTCGCGATGCGCGTGCAGGACGGGCTGCGCCTGCTGCACGCGGCCGGGTACGGCGACGGGCCCGCCGCGGGGGCGGCGCCCGAGGGATCGGAGGAACCGTGACGAAACTCAAGATCGGGGGGGCGCTGCCGGCGCAGGCCCGGGCGGCGCTCGAACCGCACGTCGCCCGGCTCTACTCCCGGCCCGGTGTCCGGGCGATGGTTGTCGGCGAGCTGCACCACGTCGAGCGGACGCAGCCCGCGCCGGACGGCGACAGCGAGCCGTCCGTGACGATGCGGCTGTCGGCCGTCGAGGTGGTGCCGCAGCAGCACGAGGACGTCGTGCGCGAGCTGATGTCGGCGATGTTCGTCGAGCGGACCGCTCGCGGCACGCTGACCGAGGCCGACGAGCTGCAGCTCGCGACGCAGACGATCGAGCACGTCAACGGCATCTATCAGCTCGGGCAGGTCGCCCGCCTGGCGGCCGGTATCCGGCTCGCACTCGACTACGCGGCCCGCGTGATCGCGTCCGAGAAGCTCACGGCGTCCGAGCTGCGGCACGAGCTCGACAACATCCGGACGCAGCTCGGCGCCGTCCTCGTCGGCGGCACCGGGACCAAGCCCGACGACAACGACGGGGGCGACGAGTGAGCCGGGCGGAACACGTCGGTATCGATCTCGCGATCGAGCCGGGCAGCGACACGGCCGGGGACTGGATGCGCCTACTCGGCGAGAACGCGACGACCGACCGGCTCGCCCGCGTGGAACGGATCGGGTTCGTGCCTGACGCCACGACCGAGGGCAACCCGGTCACGCTCATGCTGATCCGGATGCCGGACGGCAGCTGCGTGCAGGCTGCGATGACGCTGCGGCTGTTCCTCGCCGCAGCGGGCGCGGCGCGCGGAAGGTACGGCACGCCGTGAAGCTCGTCGACGAGTGCGGGCCGTGCGGGTGCAAGCGCGAGCTCGACGGCGCCGATGAGGCCACCGTGCGCCGCGCTCAACGCCGGTGGTCCCTGCAGCACGGCCGGTGCGTCCGGACGGCGCAGCGCGACCTCGGCCGCCTGGCGGACCGCGAACGCACCGGGACCGGGTTCGCCGCGACCTCGATCTCGCCGGACCGGCCCGACCCCTACGGCCGGTCGCTGCAGTTCGAGCCCGGCCCGAGGCGGGTGGAGTCGTGACGGCCGACGTCGTGACGTGGGTCCTCGACGGCCTGCTGCTCGTCGGCTGCGCGTTCGTCGTCGGCATGGCGCGCGTTCTGCGCCGGGAGCGGCTCGCGCTGCGCGAGCTGCGCCTGCGGCTGTCCGCGCTGCAGGCGAGCATCGGCGAGCCGGTCGCGTTCCGGCGCGCCGACGGGCACATCACCGTCGAGTGGCCGAGCGAGGACACGCGGCACTGCCTCGTCGCGCGCGAGCTGCTCGATCAGATCGTCGACGAGCTCAACGCCGCGCGGGGCGTTTCGTGACAGGGGGGGCATGGTGGCCGACCGACCGGCGCGGGGGCCTCGCTGCGCCGTGTGCACCGACCCCATGCCCCCCGACCTCGCCGAGCTCGAACGGTGGCGCACGCACCCGTGCTGCGACCCGGACGGCGCCCGGTGGGTGCACTACTGGGCGCAGCAGCTGCGGCGCGAGCAGGTGCGCGCCCGCGCCGACGAGGCCCGGCGGGCGCTGCGCGCGGCCGAGTCGCGCCGTTCCCGGGCCGGCGGCCGCACGCTCGCGGCATCGTGAGGCACGCGACACGCCGAGGCGCATCGCGCCACGGTACTTGAGACGGATGCAACGGTTCGGCAGGGTGAGCGCAGGACGACGAGCAAGGGAGGCCGCGTGAGCGGGTACATCGCCCGGCTGCGGGCGCAGGACGAGGCCAACCGGCGCGCCGTGGTGGCGAACCGGTGGGCCGTCCTGCAGGTCGCAGCGCTGCGCGTGCAGCGACGCATCACGGCCCCCGGGCGGGCGCTCGACCGGTGGTTCGAGCAGCAGCTCGCCGTCGCCGACGCGATGCTCGCCATGCTGCCCAAGGACCCGCCGCGCGTGGTCCTGCAGCGGCAGCGCGAGCTGCTCGCCGAGGTCGACGCACCGGCCGAGGCCCGGGCCGCCGCCCGGCGCCGGGTCGCGTAGGGAAGGGCACGCCCGATGGGATCGAAGCCTCGCGACTCGCGCGAGTTCGTGCGCATGCACGTCGGCATGCCGTCGCACCCGAAGCTCGCCGAGATCGACAGCCCGCTCGCCGGGTGGCTGTACTGCTGCGGGATCTTCTACGCGGGCGAGCACCACACGGACGGGCACGTCAAGCCACGGATCGTCGAGCGCACCGCGAACGTGCCCCGGAAGTGGACGCGCGAGCTGCTGCGCGTCGGGCTGTGGCACGAGGCCGGGCACGACTGCCCGAAGTGCCCGCAGCCCGCGCCGGGCGACGTCTACGTGCACGACTACCTCGAACACAACCGGTCCCGCGCCGAGGCCGAGGACACCCGCGCGGCAGCCAAGAGCGCAGCTCAGGCCCGGTGGGACGCCGTGCGCGCGGCCCGCGAGGACGAGGCCAGTTCTCTACCCCTGGCGCTAGATTCGGATGCGGACCGCATGCCGGATGCATCCGCCGCGCATAGCGGAACGGATGCGGTTCGCAATGCAGAGGCAGAGGCAGAGGCAGAATGCCTAAGACCTCTACTCACCTTGGTAGGCAGGCTCACCAAACGAACGCGAGATGATCAACGCCTGCCCGCCGAGGTCATCGCGTCGTGGCAGGAGTACGCCGGGACCGGCGTCGACCTCGACGCCGAGGCCCGGTCGTACCTCGCCCGGTACGTCTCGAAGCCCGCGACCGACGAGCTCGCCGCGTGGCTCGGGTGGCTCGACAAGGCCCGGGCGCACGCCGAGCGGCGGCGCGGCGAGCCACCCCCGGCGCCCGATACGGTGGCGCCCCCGGCGGCGTCCTCGCGGCGTCCGCCGGACCCACGGCCGACCGTGCCGTGCCCCGATCACTCCGCCGAACCGGCGGGGCACTGCCGTGAGTGTGTCGCGGCAGCCAAGCCCGCACCGGCCGCCATCGTGGCCGTTGCGGAACGACGGCGCCGCAGCCACGGCGCCCGCAACCGGGAGGCATCCTGATGTGCCAGTTCTGCCGCAACGGCGCCGACGCGTTCTCGCAGCTCGGCGTCGAGGTCACCGTGATCGAGCTGCGCCGCGAGCCGGTCGAGCCCGACACGGACACGGCCGCCGCCACCCCGGCGGCCGCCGCTGAGCCCGAGGCCGCAGCGCCCGCCGCCGAGCCCGAGCCCGAGCCCGAGCCCGAGACCCCGGCGCAGCGCCGGGCCGCCGGGCTGCGCGCCGAGCTGCGGACGCTGATCGCCGATCAACTCGACACCCCCGAGAGCGAGCAGGGCAGCAAGGCGGCCGAGCAGCTCGCCGACGCGCTCGGCATCACGCTGCCCGAGGCGACCCGCGCCGTCCGCCTGGTCGAGGTCGGCAGCGACCTGCGCGGCGTCATCCTGCGCGGCATGGCGGCGTCGCTCAGCCGGACCGTGGGCGACGCGCTCGACGGTCTCGACGACCGCGTGCGGGGCACCGTCGAGAAGCTGCTCGCCGACGCGTTCGGCGACGCGCTCGGCCGGGCCTCGCGGCCGTGAGGCGCGAGGTCCGCGTGACGCAAGAGCTGCCGCCGGAGGCTCGCCCCGTGGTGACCAAGGCGACCGGGCAGCAGGTGCAGCCGGACCGGATGCACGAGACGCTCGTGCGCGACGAGCTCGGGCCGACCGGCGTCGTCGAGCTGCACGAGGTGACGATCGTCGGCCCGGTCGTCGACGCGTCGGGCCGGCCCGTCGGCCCGCAGGCGGCCGCCGGGTACAGCGAGCAGGCCGACGGCAGCATGCGCTACGGCTACCGAGCCGACGGCGAGCTGCTGCCGCCGGTCCTGCAGCGGCGCCTCGTGGGCATGGACCGGCTGCGGCGGGTGCTGCGCGGCGTCGACGAGCCCGACCTCGCCGTCGTCGACGAGGGGGGCGCCTCGTGATCCCGGTCCTCGTGCGCAGCAGGCACGGCGAGCCCGTGCTCGGCACACACGTCGGGAGCGTCGCGGCGTCCGTCGAGCACGCGCTGCACGTCCTCGCGTTCGCGTGCCCGCTGTGCGGGCAGCCGGTCGAGCTGCAGGCCGTGCAACACGGGTTCGTCGCGACGAACCTGCCGCGCGCCGAGCTCGCCGAGGGCGAGGCGTGCGCCGTCCGGATCGAGGCGCAGCTCGACGTCGAACCGGCGCCGCTGTACCGGCACCTCGCGGCGCTGCACGGGGTCCGGTGGTCCGGGTGAGCCCGCTCGGCGCCGGGCTGCGCGTGGCCGGTACGTGGTTCGACGAGCACGGCGACGCCGACGACGGGTCGGCAGCTGTCGCCGTCGACGCCGCCGCGCAGTGGGCCAGCGCCCGGCCGCCGTACGTGCAGCTGCACACGGCCGACCCCGGGCCGGCCGAGCCTCGCCCGGGCGTCGTCACGTTCGCGGCGCCCGACGTGGCACCGGCGATCGTCCTTGCGATCGACGCCGAGCGGGCGATGTTCACGCTCCGGGTGCTCATGCGCATGGTCGAGCGCCTCGACGCTGAGGAACGCGCACGGCGGCGCGAGCAGCGCCGGATCGGCCTGATGTACCGGCACCGGCAGCTCGCCCGGCGCCGCCGCCACCGCAACCGCTGAGAGGAGATCGAGGCCATGCCGCCGAGGCAGGTCACCGTGCCGATGTCGTTCGAGAGGTCGACGGCGAACACCCACCGGTACCGGGCAGAGCACGACGACGCGCCCATCACGACGCTGTACGTGCGAAAGGGCACGTTCGGCGACGGGCAGCTGCCGCAGCACCTCGTGCTGACGGTTCGGGCGGAGGTCTGACCATGACGTCGCGTCGGTGCACGTGCGGGGCGCAGCTCGCCCCCGGTGCCGAGCTGTGCCCGGCCTGCACCGGCGCGACGCTCGTGCGGCTGTATGACGCGCCGCGTGTCCTGCGCGAGCTGCAGGTGAACGTCGCCCGCCTGTCGAGCCGGCCGGACTCGGCAGGCGGGTACCCGTCGTGCGCGGTGCACGGCTGCACGCACGGGCCGGACGAGCCGGGGTGCGTGCAGGGCGTCGCGCTTGAGTTCGACCAGCGGGCCGCCCGGTCCGCCGACCGGCTCTCGGCGATCCTGCGCCGTTACGTGGGCGAGTGGGGGCGCACGACCCGGATCAGGGGCGACCAGGCGGCCGAGGTCGCCGGGATGATGGCGACGTCGCTCGGCCGGGCCGCGCTGCTCGCAGCATCGGGCATCGCCTCGCGCACGTGGGCGCCCGACCTCGCGGCCGAGCTGCGCCCGGCGATCGAGGACGCGTGGTCCTGCGTCGACCGACCGCCGTCGACGTCGTTCGTCGGGTGGTGCGGCTGCGGCCGCGCGCTGTACGCCCGGGACGACAACGGCATCGCCGTGTGCGTCGGCTGCGGCGAGAGGTTCGACGCGTCCGCGAGCCGGGCCGAGATGATGGCCCGGCTACCCGGCATCGGCGAACGGCAGATGAGCAAGCCCGACCTCGCGCTGCTGTGCGGCATCCCGGTCGGCACGCTCCACCGGTGGTCGAGTGAGCGTCGGATCATGCCCGTCGGCGTCAACCGCCGGGGTCAGCCCCTGTACCTCGCCGGGCCGGTCATCGACGCTGCCCTGCGCGGCATGCCGCCCGAGCGGCTGCCCATGCCCGAGGCGAGGCCGGCCTCGTGAGCGGCGTCCGCGTCAGCGTGCGCTGCCCGCACTGCTCGGTACCGATCGAGCTGCCGCCGCAGGACGTCGCCACCGGCGGGCACGTCGCGCTGAGCACCGAACCACTGTTCGATCACGTCGCCGAGCAGCACGGGGCGCCGATCCTCGGCCTGCCGCTCGGGGTGACGGCGACGCTCGTCCCGGGGAGCGAGGCCCGGCACGACGCGGCCGTGATCGTCGAGCAGCGCGAGCTGCCCGACTCCCGGACGGCGACGGACGCGAGGTGACACGATTGCACTGTACCGCCGGACAGCGACAGGACGGACGAACGATGACGCTGACACGCACGGACCCCGAACCGACCGACCACTCGCTCGTGACCCGGCGCGGCCGCCGATGGCTGCGCAACGGGCCGACGTGGCGCGAGCAGCTCGACGACGGCGAGGCCGAGCCGATCACGTGGGCGCAGCTCGTCGCCGACGAGCCCGTCGACCTCGCGATCGTCGGCTCGACCGGGCTGCCCGCGATGGCCGGGATCGGCCGCCACGAGCGGCGCCGCGTGCACGGCCGAGGCGGTCACCCGTGACCGGCGTCCTGCTCGTGTTCGTGATCTGCGTCATCGTCATCGTGGTGCTGCGCGACCCGGCCGTCGACGAGCCCGTGCCCGTCCGCATGGCACGCGCCGCAGCGACGACCGGCCGCCTGGGCGACGTCGCCGTCGTCGTCCTCGCCTCGGGCAACCGGGGTCCGCTCGTCACCTGCAGCTGCGCCGACCGCGAGGTGCTGTTCGCGGGCAGCCTCGACGACTGCCGGGCGTTCGCGCACGCGTACAACAGCGAGGTGCGTCGGCTGTGGGAAGGAGCGATCAGCGAGGACGGGTGAGCATGGGTGCGGGCCGACGCGCACCCCGGATGACGGGGGAGGGAGCGACCAGCGTCGGGGGTCCGGAGGGGTACCCGGACGCGGCGCGCGTAGGCCAACAGGTGAGCCGCAGGACTTGGGGTCCTGTGCCTGCGGGTTCGACTCCCGCCGCGCGCACGGGCGTGTAGCTCAACGGCAGAGCAGGGGCCTATGACACCCCGGGCGCCGGTTCGACCCCGGCCACGTCCACGCAGGCGATGTAGCTCAGCAGGCAGAGCACGGGCCTTATAAGCCCGAGCGCGCCGGTTCGATCCCGGTCATCGCCACGACCCCCGACTGCCCCCGGGGAGCAGGGCCGAGCACGAGCTCGGCCACCGACAACGGAAGGTTGACCATGCGCAAGAGGATCAGTCTCGGGGCGCTGCTCGTCGCGTTGCTCGCGCTGCTCGCCGGGAGCGTCGCGAGCCTCGGCGGCGCGGCCGCCACGGCCGCTGTGAGCGCCCCGCAGGCGGCCGTCGCCGCACCGGCCGCACCCGTCGCTGCTGCAGCCGTGGCGGCCGCCCCGGTGGCGTACACGACCCCGGCCGGCGAGGTGCTGTCGACGACCGAGCGGGGGCTGTGCATCCGGATCGGGACCGGCGAACCCCGGTCGCTGTGGTTCGTCGCCGCGACCCACCGGTGCCCGCAGGGATGGTGGACCCCGACCAAGCTGTCGCAGGCGTTCGGCCCGATCGCTGCCGGGTGGACCGGCCCGACCCCGACCCCGACCCCGACCCCGACGGCGACGAGCTCGACGACGTCGGCGCCGACTTCGACCACGGCCGCGCCGACGACGACGCCGCCGAGCTCGTCGACGGCCGCGCCGTCCTCGACGGCGCCGAGCTCGACCACGGCGGCCGCGAGCTCGTGACGCTCCACCCCTGATCGGCTCGCCCCCGGCCCGCTGTCCGCCGCAGCGACCGGGGGCGAGCTGCGTCCGCTCGTGGTGGCTCATGACGCCACCTGACGCATCGTGTTAGGTTCCGGCGCGTGCGCGTCGTCGAGCTGTTCGCCGGTCCCGGGGGCCTGTCCGAAGGGCTCCGCCGCGCCGGTGTGGGCGACGGCCAGGCGGTCGGCATCGAGATCGACGCGGCCGCCTGCGCGACCGCCGAGGCGAACGGGCACAAGCGCCTCGGGCCCGGCGTGCGCGGCGACGTCATGGGTATCGACCCGACGCGCTTCGGCCGGCCGGGCGAGGTCGAGGGCGTGTGCGGGTCGCCGGTGTGCACCCCGTTCTCGACGGCCGGGCTGCAGCTCGGCATCGGCGACATCGGGCGCGTCCGCAGCGTCACCACCCACGCGGGCGGGTACCGGGTCACGTTCGACGACGGCACGACCTGCGACACGGCCGCAGGCGGCAAGCTCACCCTCCGGAGGTCCTAACCATGATCACGACCGTGTACGGGCTGTGCGGGTGCGTGTTCGAGGTGACCGTCAAGGGCACATGGGTGCAGCGCACCGGCTGCGAGCTGCACGGCGACGAGTTCGAGTGCCGCCCGACCTCTATCGCCATGGTCGCCGACGAGCCGCACGGGATGCACTCGTGGTCCTGCTCGGGGCAGTGCGGCCGCTATGGCACCGGCCTGCGCAACCGCGCCGAGTGCCTCAACGCGCACGCACGCACCCACCCGGGGTCGATGTAGCCTCGCAACGCACCCGCGCCCCCTCGACCGTGTGCCATTGGTCGAGGGGGCGCCGTGCGTCCACCCGTCGCGCGGGGCGGACGTCGAGCCCCCGGGCCGGGAAGGAGCCATCCGAACCGGCCCGAGGGTGTGGGCCCCCGGGCCCGAGGGGTTCCGTCCCGAGCCCGGGGTGTCGAGGGGTGCGAGTCGGCCTCACGACGGGGGTAGCGCGCGAGGCCGACTCGCAGGGGATCGCTGACCGGGGAGGCCACCCATCCGGCCGGGCACCTCGCCCCCGGGCCATGTCCAGTGACGTCGGGGGGCGAGGTGCACGACCCCCGTTCCCGGGAGTGTGCCGGTCAGCGGTGCGACCGTAGCGCAGGCCGGCCGGGCCTGTCCTGACGCATCGCGCCACCTGGCGCACTTGACCAATGACCTGCACCGAAGCAACGATGTGGGAGCCTGCCCTACGTAGGCACCCCGGCCCCCGACACCCCCCGTCGTCGGGGGCCGGATCACGTCCATCGGGGGAACCGTGCGACAGCCCCCCGGCT